CTTTGGAGATCCACAAGGAAAGAACGGCATTCATCAATTAGGATTTGGCTATATCTTCTTTGCTGACAAACCACTGATGGCAACTAACTTACCCGCTTACTATCATGACAATGGTTACACTAAAAACGTCAATGCTATATGTGGAAGTTATGATATAGGTAGATGGTTCAGACCTGGAGTACGTCCACTTTTCCAATTGAAACCGGGTGCTAAGAACATAAACATTAATGAAGGCGATGCTTTAATGTACGTTAAGTTTAATACAGATGAAAAAGTAAATTTTGTTGAATTTGACGCACACGAATTAGACCAACTAGGATTTCATAGTCCTATTAATGCTTGTATTACATTAAAGAATCAACTTCCACCTACACCTTTAAACAAAGCATATGAATATTTTGACAATGCTAGAATGAGGCAAAAAGTATTAAAAATTATAAAACGGAATACTATATGAAATTTTTCAAGAACAAAACAGATGACTTTTATAGATGGGTCAAAGGTACTGAACTCGTCGAACTAGATGACATTGATGTATCTGAAGATCCAGTAAGACCCGAACTAACATTAGGTTGGCGTATAACCAATGGCAGAAAAATATTTGGACTGAAGTTTGAAGATGAAATAGAAGGAATCATTTGTATTGCATATACTAAAGATGTTCCGCATAGTGTCAAAGAACTTGATATGATGAGTGAACTAGTACATATGAAAAAAGAAACTCCTACGGTTGCTATTGCATATACAGTTTGGTCACGTAAACGTGGAGCAGGTAGAGAAATTATACAAAAGGTATTAGACTTTGCTAAAGATCAAGGAATTGAAAGAGTTGTTACTTTATCACCACTTACTCCAATGGCAACACATTTCCATATTAAGAATGGTGCAAAGCAAATAAGCATTAACGATACAACACAGAATTTTGAATATGAACTTTGAATACGAAGATTATAGAAAAAGACCAGAACCAGAAGAAATAGGCTCATGGCCGTTTTGGATTGTTCCAACAAGGTATGTGGGTGGATATATTTTTAAATTACTATTCATACTAATTGGCTTGCCTGTGTTCTTTTTTGGATATCTACCAACTTTGGAGATATTTTTTCTTTACTTTCTGATATATGATATGTTAGAATATAACAATACAAAAAGAAGGATACAAAATGGCGAATGATTACGATAACAAATGCATGATAACTTGCACAGATAATGATAACGTTGCTGAAGCAGAAGTAGATAGATTTGTTGAAAAGAATTTTCTAGATGTATTTTTAGCACAAAATAAAATACACATGGAATGGAACGGGAAGGTGTTTGTAGGTAATAAACATGGTTATGAATTTACTACACCAGGACCAGAAATATTTAAAGTAAATTTAGGAAGAGGAAGATAATGCCCAATTTAGTACCGATAGTTGTTGAGAAAGAATCAAGAGGTGAACGCAGTTACGATATCTATAGTAGACTATTAAAAGATAGAATCATTATGTTAGATACGGCTGTTACAGAACAAAGTGCAAGTTTGATAGTTGCACAGATGCTTTTCTTGGAATCAGAGAATCCAAATAAGCCAATCAATTTTTATATTAATAGTCCAGGCGGATTAGTTACTGCTGGTATGGCAATATACGACACGATGCAATTTATTAAATCGCCAGTGCATACAACAGTGATGGGACAAGCCTGTTCAATGGGTAGTTTTTTAGCAATGGCAGGTGAGCCAGGAAAAAGAAAACTACTGCCAAATGCAAGACACATGATTCACCAACCCTTAGGAGGTACATCAGGACAAGCAAGTGATGTTGAAATACAATACAAAGAACTTGCACGTTGGAAGAAAGTACTGACTGAAATTTATGCTATACACACAGGAAAAGATATCGAAACATTAGAAAAAGATATGGATAGAGATAACTTTATGGTACCTAAAGAAGCAGTCGAATACGGATTGGCAGATGAGGTAGTAGCAAAACGTGTCAAAGAATAATCCAAGCAACAAGTTTAGTCATCATACATTTAGTTTGTTCGATGCAGAGTTTAATGACCCTGCCTCTCATCTATGCATGATTAAAGACTATGACCGTTGTAAAGGATTTTTCACACAATTAGAAGCACATTCAAAAGACAAGATTGTAATTGACTTTGGTGCAGGTACAGGCATACTAGGATTATATGCAGGCATACAGGGTGCTAAAGAAGTTTGGTTTGTAGAAAACCAACTTAACCTACATGAAATAATTCACGACCTTGCTAAAAAGAACAATCTAACAAACTATCATGTAGTTGGGGACTTTACACAGATTCCAAAAGACCTTGACGTAGGTGTGATAGTTAGTGAAACACTAGGTGATACAGGAATCGAAAGAAATTACACATATCTTTACAGTCAACTTATTGCTAGATACCCAAGTGCTATTTGTATTCCAGATGCATTAGGTGTATATTACAGTGGTTGCTATGTTAAAGAAGTTGATATTGAAAATGAATATCTAAAAAACTTTCCAGTCAATTTAGAAAGTAGATACTTGTATCCGTTCCCTGGTATGCGACCAACAAGACTAGAAGGACTAGAAGTAAAAGATATACCATTATTTGAATTTAACCTAAGAAGATACCCTACAGGTAGAGATGTTCGTAAGATAATCGAAATCCAAAAAGATCCTAAGGATAATTTCTTAAGTTTTTATTGGAAAGCAAAATGCAATGGAGAAGTATTCGCAAGTAATACTCCAGCAAGAAAGATAGATAATTTTAATCACTGGCAACAGATAGGATTAAAAATGCCCAATGACAAGACTATAGGAGTAAGAGTAGATCATTTGCAAGGCCCATTTGTGTTATGCGGTAATCCTCATCCTGACTTTATTAATAACCCTGAAAAGTTTGATAATCAAAACTTTGATCCTATGGAATATAAGTTCACAGATGAGAAACCAAAAGAATCAGGATTTATACATTGGACAACCTAAGCACATTATCCGTAACAACTTTAAAAGATATAGGAAAGTATCATGATTATCTTATATCTAATAAAACCCATATAGATTTATTCGATGGAGAAGATTACCAATGCGGTCCTTTCCACAACAGTGATGAATATCATTTTAGTCTAGGCGATGATTGGAAATACAACATAAACAAATATTGTTTCAGAGACAGTTTTATTCCAACAAATGATATTTGGTGCTTTGGAGATAGTTGTACATTTGGAGTTGGAGTTGATGTACCTTTTCCTAAGATGCTAGGTGCAAATAACTTAGGTATGATAGGCACTAGCATAGACACTATTGCTAGAATGTTTAGTAGTCTGCAATACATAGACCCAATCACTGATAAAACATTGTTATTCTTTCTGCCTGATCATAGTAGATTTTGTTGGCCTGAGAGAGATAGACAGCCTACAATGATCTTAAATGACACAAAAGATCCAAGGTTGCCTATGTATGTAAGTAACTATCACAGTGATTTAGAAGATTTAAGAACCATTAATTACCTTAATTGGATCTATGATAATGCAAAAGATAACAATTTAAAAGTATGTAGTTGGAGTGAGACTACTCAAAATTTAATAAAGCAAACCCTACCAAGTAGGTGTGTAATAGATATAGATTTAAAAAGTTTAGAATTAGATTATGGTAGAGACAAAAGACATCCAGGTACTCAAACCCACTTAAAATTATATGAAACGTTCAAGGAGGTGTTATGACAAAGATGACAGATGAACAATACGAAGCGGAACTTAAGAGACAACAACAAGACCCGCGACATAACCAATGGGGATATCATGGCAGTCCTAAAGAACAGATTGCACGTATGAAAGGTATTCCAACCAAAGAAGGTTTACTAGATATGCTAAAAGAAGGCGTATATGTTGTAACCTTTAAAAAATTAAATGGTGACGAACGTGTAATGACTTGCACAAAGTCCTTTGATGTAATTCCAAAAGAGCATCAACCAAAAACAAATACAGAAACTAAATTAGAAAATATTACTGTATGGGACACTAATGCCCAAGGCTGGCGTTCTTTTGTTTACGATCGTGTAAGCAAGGTTGAGGACGTTAAAGATGCTGGAGTGGCTCAACGGTAGAGCAACTGATTTGTAATCAGTAGGTTGGGGGTTCGATTCCCTCCTCCAGCACCATTACGAGGAGATATATATTACTATGCAGACACTACAACAAGATACATCTTTTAGAACACAGTACTTTGATATCTTTCCTACGTCATGTGGAATGTATGATTTAGCATTATATGGCCCAGAAGAACACAAAGTAATTGAAACAATCAAAAGTGAACATGAAGAATTTATCTTAGATGAATTTCCAATGTTGAAAGATGCTATTAACGAATGTATATTATTTTACTGCCAACATACAGGTTTAAAACTTGCTGAGATAACACAATATCATATAACAACTATGGGTGTAAATGATAAAGTTGAAGAAACCAAGTATGATGATAGTTTAATAACCATTCAATATTATCCTGTATTTGAACCAGGCAGTGCAGACTTATGGGTAAGAAGTCCATTTAATATTCCAAGAGATCATGTAGAAAAAACAACTCTTGCAACTGCACCTTCTGAAAAATTTGTGTTAGGACAAGGACGGTTAATAATTTATCCAAGTTCAGTGCATCATTTTACAGAAGCAAACCAAACCGAAAATAGAATCTGTATAACTTTCAAAACAAAGAAGAAGTAAATGAAGTCAAGTTTTCGAAAATACTTGATTCGATTCTTGAAGGAAGACCTTAAAAGAAACAAAACGAGATTCTTTTTAGAGTTCATTGGTTTAGTGCTAGGTATTGGTGCAACGACTGTAATGGCATTTACGATGCCAAATCCAAATTTACTTATAGCCTATTCAATGTGGGAAGTAAGTGCATTATGTTTAATATACGGTGCCATTAGTAGAGGGAGTGTAGGACTTACACTACTTTATGGATTGTATTTTACAATAGACGGAATAGGATTATTACGTTACCTTGCCATTTTACCTTAATTGGCAAACAAGTACTTGACTTTATTATATTTTTGTAGTATTATGTAACTTGTAATGATAGATAAAATCTTACAAATAGTGAAATTGTTAACATTAAAGGAGACGTCAATGGCGAAAGCAACAATTCAAGAAAGAGTTTTAAACTCTTTAGCAAACGGCAGTAAATTAACAACTGCTGACATCAAAAACAAATTTGGTGCAGGTAACCCACAAGCGGTTGTACAAGCATTAAGGTTCGCAGGATACCCTGTGTTCTTAAACACTAGAAAAAATTCTAGAGGTACAGTAGTTGCAAGATATGTAATGGGTACTAAGGCTCCAAGAAGCATTATTGGTGCAGGTTACAAAGCAATGGCCAAAGGTTTGCTAGACAACTAAAAATAACTTCTGACGTTATTTGAAAAAAGGTCGCTTATGCGGCCTTTTTTTTTGATTGACAAAAATCAATTAAGACAGTAGTATAATAAAGACTGCTCGTAGTTCAGTTGGATAGAACATTGGTTTGCGGAACCAAAGGTCGGAGGTTCGAATCCTCCCGAGCAGGCCAAATTAGAAGAATAATTAATAGTGTAAGAGGTTATTATGAACACTAAAGATATTACTTCCTGGTTGCAATCTAATGTAGATTGGAATAGGTTTTGTACACTTGTAAACAACATAGGCACAGAACTAAATGAGAGAAAATTACGATTTGACAAAAGTGATTTGTTTGAAAAGTCGTTAGAAAAATTCAGCAATGGTCTAATGAAATATGTCAACCAAGAGGGTGTTGATCATATACTACCTGATGGCACAACTGTTGAAATGAAATATACACAGGATTGCTTGTTTACTACAAAGACACAAAAGCAAAAGCAATTTGTAAGCGATCTTCAATTAATGAATAGCAGAGGAGGAAGTGAAGGACGAACACTTCCAGAAAACTATGCACAATATCTCTTGATTTGTGATAACAATAGTATTGCAGTGGTGGCAACAGAACTATTAGAGCCGTATTTGGAAAATGCTGGAGATGGAATCAAAACAAAAAGACTACCAATTAGTGTTATCCAATATGTTGCCAAACCAGATGATATCAAAATAAACTCCGTAAATGCACCTTCTTATAAGGCAACCAAAGTACAAATGCAGGAAGATTTTTTGATGCATTTCTAAAAAAAAGGTTGACTTTTATGTTAATTTGTAGTATATTAATATTATTAATTAGGCATAAATGAGGCACAAATGAGAACACAACCACAAGTAGTTATAGAAAAACTAGAGTCTGACAATAGCAGACTAGCAAAAGAATCAATATTATTAGACGCAATGAACGAAGGACTAGATGAGTTCTTTGAAGGTGTAAAGATGGCACTTGATCCGTTATACACATTTGGCGTTAAGCAAGTTCCTACAAAAGATACAGTAATTTCAGCACAAGGTTGTGAATGGAAGATATTCGTAGAACTTGCAGAAAAACTTAACAAAAGAGAATTGACTGGACACGCGGCCAGAGATGCAATTAACCTTGTAATGAGTTCAGCGACAGCAGAACAATGGAATGGATTTTATAGACGTATCTTAATTAAAGATTTACGTTGTGGTGTTAGTGAAAAGACAGTAAACAATGTTGCTAAAAAGAATGGATTTGACAAATATAATATTCCTGTGTTTACTTGTCAATTAGCACACGACTCAGCAAAACACGAAAAGAAAATCACTGGCGAAAAAATGCTTGAAGTTAAACTAGATGGTGTTCGTGTTATTACAATTATTCAAGGTGACAAAGTAGAAATGTTTTCAAGGAATGGAAAACAGTTTCATAACTTTGGACACATCTGTGATGAGATTGCAGAAGTAGTAAAGAAGACTCCTCCACCAATGGATTTGGTTTTGGACGGAGAAGTAATGAGTGATAACTTCCAAGACTTGATGAAGCAAGTTCATAGGAAGGACAATGTGAATGCCAATGACGCAGTATTACACTTATTTGATTTTATTCCTTTGGACAAGTTTTTGGCAGGTGGATATGATAAACCACAGTCATTTAGAACTGAAGCATTGAAGTTTTGGTACAATGCGAATAAAGACGCCTTAGAGCACGTACAAGTGCTGGATCATGAAATTGTGAACTTAGACACACCCGAAGGTCAAAAGACCTACACAGACGTAAATAAAGCGGCTGTAGACGGTGGATATGAGGGGATTATGATCAAAGATCTTGATGCACCGTATGAATGTAAAAGATCTACTGCATGGCTCAAACTTAAACCATTTATAGAAGTAACACTCAAAGTAGTTGCTGTCGAAGAAGGCACAGGACGTAACGAAGGTAGATTAGGTGCCTTAATTTTGAAAGGAGAAGATGATGGATACAATTATAGCCTTAACTGTGGGAGCGGTCTCTCTGACTCTCAACGTGATGAGTTCTGGACTAAACGTGATACTCTCATTGGTCAGTTAGTTGAGATTAGAGCAGATGCAAGAACAAAGTCACAAGATAGTGACACATACAGTTTAAGATTTCCAAGATTCAAAACTTTTAGAGGTTTTGATACAAGCGAGAAACTATAAAGGAGGTAATACACCAATGAAGATTTTCGCAATAATAGTAACACTTTCATTTATGTTGTTATCAACATCAGTGAATGCGGATCCAGTTTCTAAAGTTCAGAACTGGTTGATCGCAGAAAAGAATAGTATTGTTGAATTTCAGAAGAAAAGTTGGTCTGATAGTAAAACTCAGTTTGCTAATAACAAAAAGCAAATAGGAGAGTTTTGGAACAAGATAAAATCAGGCTTCAACACTGAAAAGGTAAACTAAAAATACAAGTTAAAGCCATTTTTTATTGACTTTAAATTTTTTTGCTATATAATAACTATAATCACATAGCATAGAAGGAGATAATTAAATGGCTTTGACTGCCTTAAAAGGTAAAAGTCTACGTAGGAAAAAACCAAGAAGAGTATCTAGTAAACTTAATGGTCCTAATTACGATAATGCACATAACTTAAAAGGTGAAGCATATGGAAAGTTTCTTTCTTATGCATTTGACTTTTACAGACTAGAACACAAAGGCTCCGACTATAAAAAATGGGTTCTAGAATATTTCACAAAACACGATAAAACAAAACTAACTTGGTTAAAGAAGTTGCCTGAAAATAGATTCGGGTCTACTATCGCTACCCTGTGTAAGGTTTCACTTATGGGAGTACCTGACTATTGTGCGGAATACAATAAGTACTGGGAAGCACTACCAGGAACAATGGGATCCACTAAACCTTTGACCCAAAGTATAAATAGGTTTACAGGTGAACTAATAGAATTAAGTATGAAACTAGCAGAAGAAAAGAAAAAAGAAGAAGAACCTTTTAGACCAGGACAAGGTAAAAAGGTATTAAAAGAGAAGATTAGTATTCAAGAAAGAATACGTAACCAAGCCGTCTTTATGTTTGAACCAGTTGATATATGGTTAGACAAATGGTATGACGAGCAAGAAAAATATAATCCTAAAAGTTTCGACTTTGGCAAACATCTGCGTCAAGTTAATTGCACACAGGCTCATGCAAGGAAAATTAGAGAATGGTTAGACCCAGAACTATTAGAATTGCAAGAGGCAAGTAACCCACCTTCCAAGGCTGATCGTGATAAGATGAACGACTATGACAGAGATAGTGCTGAACAAATGATAGAAGCATATAGTTGTTACACAAAAAAATCATTGGAGAAAAAAGTACTTGCTCTACAAAATATCCTAGGTGCTTTGAACGTAATAATTGAAACTGCTAAAGCAAATAGGAAACCCCGTAAACGTGTTCGTAGCAAAGAGAAAATGGTTTCTAAATTAAAGTTCGCTCAAAGCGATGACAAATTTGCATTAGCAAGTATCAACCCACAAGAGATCATTAATGCAAGTGAACTATGGGTATTCAATACTAAAACACGTAAAATAGGCAAATATGTTGCTAAAACAATAGATCCGCTACATCAAGGACGTGAAGGCAGTGGATTAAGTGTAAAAGGAACAACCATACAAGACTATGACGAGAAGTTATCTATACAGAAAACACTACGTAAACCTGAGGAAAAACTTAAAGAATTTAAGGAATGTGGTGCCAGGAAAATAAAGACATTCCTAGACGAAATCAATGCAGTAGACATCAAATTAAACGGTCGTATTAATGCTGAGACGATTTTATTAAAAGCAATACTCTAAACTCTTTGGATAAATATTAATATGAGCAACTATAACGACATAGATTCGGGTAAAATCAACGAAATTAAAAAAGGTTTACAATCCATTGGTGAAGCCATTGAAACAGTGGCACAACGAGTTGTACCTGACAAAGAACTTACTGATCACAGTATTAGTGGTAATAAAATCCAAGGCGGAAAAATTACACTTTTTAAAAGTACTGGTATTGAAGATCTTGCAGGAAAGAAAGCATTAGTAGTTGATAACCAAGGGATCCTAGTTGACAATATTGAAACTAGTACTATCTCAGGAGGTGCCACAGTTAAAGGAAACTTTACTGTTGAAGGAGAACTTACCACAGAAAAATTACACGTAAATGAATTGACTGCAGACATAAGAAACGAAAGAACAAGTTCACTTACGTTTAATTCAGAAAGCGGCGACACACCATGGGGTAAAGGATTACAATGGCAGACTGCTGATCAAACTAAACAGTTTATTTTACAAGACCAAGGTATTTGGTCAAGTGAATCAATTGATATACAACGAGACAAAAGTTTTTCAATTGATAGAGTAAACGTTTTATCATCTGACACACTAGGTGAAACTGTTTTAAAATCAAGTCTTACAACTTTAGGTACTATTAACAATCTTAAAGCAACAGGAAGTTTAGAAGTTGATGAGTTTATATTTTATGATGCCAACCAAGAGAGATTAGGAATAGGTACAGAAGGACCTAACGGACAATTAAGTATTGGTAGCATTGATAGTGAATTTATAGTTGACCCAGGTATTAGAAAAGTAACTGTTGGAACTTACACAACAAGTGATTTAGAAGTTATAACAGATAACACTCCAAGGTTGACCATAGAAAACAATGGTAACATTGTATTAGGCACTAAAGGAAACTCTAATCCAAAGATTAGTTTACACGGAAAAGTTGGTGTAAACATTGCTTCGCCAGGCGAAGATGCAGACCTAAGTGTTTCAGGGCCGATTAAATTTATGAATAAAGTTTTTGCAGTAGGTGATGCTACACCTGTAGCCGGAGCATGGCAAACAGGAGATATAGTGTGGCATTCAAATCCAGCAGAAGGCGGTCATGTTGGATGGGTTTGTATCAGAAGCGGTGCTCCAGGATCTTGGCAACCATTCGGCCGCATAGAGAAATAAAATGAAAAAACTAAACAAACAAGTCCAGTGGTGGCACTGGGCGGGTAAAGTACTCCCAATGATAGCCTTGATGGTTCTTTGCCTTGTGATAGTTTTTGACCTTACAAAAATTAGAGACATAGTAGTATGTGCAATAGCGGTTGCCTTTGGTGCAGTTGCATTTACTTGGTGGTGGTGGGTAATGGGAGCAGTTAAGGCCCTTACAGATCTACTTACATCAGCACAAACAAGATTTGGTGAAGTGCTTACCGAAATCAAAGACCTAAGAAAGGATATGAATGACAAAAATAAAAAGAAGTAGTATTATATTACTTTTTTTAATTACAGCCTGCTCTAATCCTAAACAAATTCCAACTGACGTAACTAAACCAGAAGCGCCACAAACACAAGATAATCAAATACAGACAAACGGTCCTACGGACTTCCAAGGCATTGCTGACATACTAGGATGTATGTTTGCTCCTCAAACTTGTGAAAAAAATTAATCTGTTGGGTTAAAGACTTCCTGAGCAGTCATACCCATTTGTCCTTTATTAAGATTGACAGTAACACTTCCAGTTGCGGCTATTAACTTAAAGTAAACTTCTTCGCCGTAGTTTGCTGAAGTTGTATGTCCTATTTTATGATGTAAGGTTGTGTATTCATCATATGTTGCACCTGTTGTATCATGTGGTATTTGTATTTTATCTATGGTACTCCAACTTCCTGAATCGACCTTAGTTTGTAATTCAACGTATGCTTCAGCAGTTCCTTTTTTAACTGGTACACTATAATATATTTCTATGTTTTGTTCACCAGTAGAAGTAAAGTTGATTGCCATATCCGCTGGACTAGTATCTTGAATTGTATTTCCTGCACTTACAGTTGTATCTAAACTTCCTCCTGCAATGCCTGGATAATTCTTTTGGTAGGCCCTTTGCATTGTACTATTAGCCAATGTAGCATATACAGTTGTTGTACCACTGTTGTTCTTATATATTTCAAATACAAATTTGTCAGTTTGGTTAGCATTACCTTTAGGTGGATTACCATAAGGTGTTCTCCACACAACGTTTGCCGCGGCGCCACCTATCTTGAATCCAGGTACTCTTGCTACGCCACCTTGTTGTAGATTGATAATAATACTTTTAATTTCATTATTTGCAAGTGTTAAATTTGTAATGTTTGCATTGATTCCGCCGCCCGGTGTAGTCCAGAACACTTCATCACCAAACGCACTGGTAACATCAATATTGTAATCGCCTGTGTTTACATTATTTGATAATATCTTTCTTGTTATTCCATTTGTGAATAATTCATTTGCAATACTAATGTTATTGTTTGCATCACTGCTGATCAATAAATCAGATCCATTGTAAAATTGGAAGACACCTTTCGTTGCATCTGCGGCATCTAATTTAAATTGTAATTTTGCACGTTCTACAAAGTCACCAGCGGAATATGCCAATGCTCTTATGTTTGCAATTTCATCACCTGGACTTGCATTGGTAAATGTTATTCCACTATTGCCTCTGCCTTTGTAAAAGTCTAAGTTATTACCTTGTGTGTTAGTACCAAATGATCCTATGTTAATACCAGAACCTGCACCATACCCTGTTCCGCTTATACTTAAAGAACCGTATGGATTATTATTTGTTGAAAAAGTCGCAGTGGTTGTTGATTGAAATTTTTGACCCCACTTGACATAACCAACATTTGCTAGTGGACTATCATTGGAACCATCTGATTCATATAACCAAAAGCCTTTGTTTCCATTAGGCGGACTCATTTCTAAGTCATCTATGCTTATTTTATTTGCTACTGAATCTACAATAGTTGTACTATCATCTCCAAACACAGAACCTTTGAAGTCTCCATAGTATTCAACTGCTGAAACATTTCCTGATACAGTAATTCCACTTGCAGTAGTTTCTAGTCTTGGATTATTGTTAAAGTTAATAGTTTGTCCTGCACCAGCATTGGTTGAAATACTTGTTTTTGTACCGCCAGCATTTTGAAAATATGTTGTACCTGAACGTATAAACAAACTACCTGTGCCTACGTCATCTATGTAAGAGTTAAGACTATCATGATAAATTTCTAAGTCAGGTCCGTCACCTAACTTAATTTTATCATTATCTCTCATAGTCAAGTGTCCTTGAACACTTGGTGATAAAATTTTACCGTTAGCACCATCAATGATTACTGTTGAATCATCTGCACTTACAGACCCTTTTAGATCACCTACAAATATGTTTGAACTGATTGTGTTAAATCCTGTACCAACACCACTGTTAATATTTGCAGTTCCATCTGATAATGTACCTACTTCTAGGTTACCTGTTACTACGCCTGCTCCGTTTACAGTTAATCCGTTTGTGATTACACTTGTATTGAGAACTGGACCTGTAATTTTGCTATTGACTGCATCTATTAGTAAGGAACTATCATCACCAAACAATGATCCTGTAAAGTCACCGTCAAGTGTTCCTATAAAGTGTCCACGAAAGTTAGTTGCATAAATGTCTTTGAATGCCGTTCCATTGGCGCCTATATCAAATGTATTACCACTTGCAGGTAAAACGTTTCTTACTGTGATGTTACCGCCTGCACTATTTGTTGTAAGTACAGGATTAGCAGTTACGCCATATAATTCATAAGTTAATTTTAAGTCTAAGTTAATAGTACCGCCATTACCTGACCATGTATAAGTTATTCTATACTTCTGACCAGTTGCAGTTGTTTCACTGTAATTTGCTGATACTTGATAAGGAACGTCAACTGTATTTCCACTTTCAGTTGCAAGTGTTGTATATGTTCCTGGAGATCCTGGTATTTCTCTTTCAACAGTGACATTCATAGTTGCACCGTTTTTAATCATGTATCCTGCACTATAAGAAAATAACCCTGTGCCTGCCTGTGTTACTATTTCATATTGTTGACTTGCCGCAGATGATGTTACTGCTCTAACACTTGGTACTAAATTAATTGGATTATCTATTGTACCTGACCCTTGTAAGTTAGCAGGTATAGTTGCAAATCCATCTGATCCTGCACTTGTGATATCACCTATTTCTACATCTTCGATAAAAAGTTTTTCAGTAGTTATGCTACCACGTTTGGCTACTGAATGTAATGAGTCAACTTCTGCTACTGCAAAACTACTAATCTGTAAACTGTTTGCACCTAATCTAGTAAGTTGTATTCCGCCTGCTTGTGAAAGTGCTATTGTTGATGTATTTGTGTTTACATCTGTTAGGTTGATGTTTGTAGTACCTAGTGGTACATCAAGATCATATTGTACATCAACTGTAAAAGTATCTGTACTAACGTTACCGCCTGTCCATTTGACACCTTGTCCTCTTTTTATGTGAAGACTATCCGTGACTGCATCTGCTTCAATGTTATATTCAACAGTATTACCATCAGCAGAGTATAGTTTTATAAATCTAAAAAAGTCGTGTATTGCGGTCATGTTTCGTATTTTTCCTAACTTACTACTGTATTTATTAAATACTGTATGCTCATTATAGGTAACGGAGAGAGCCGTAAAGGCCTTGATATACAAAAATTTAACTGTCTTACAGTAGGTTGTAATGCTATTATACGCGAAACTAGAGTACATAATGTAGTCTGTTGTGATAAACGTATGGTAATAGAAGCATCACAAAAGATGATTAATAACAAGACAGCAGTGTGGACTAGATATGACTGGAGATCACAGTTTCCAAAAATGCATAATTTATACCATTTTCCAAGTTTATGGTATGAAGGAGGACTAAAACAGGATAATCCATTCCATTGGGGAAGTGGTCCTTATGCAGTTTTCGTAGGAGCAAGACTTCCAGGTAGATCCAAAGAAGTTATCCATATGATAGGATTTGATCTTTATCCTAAAGAAGATGGAAAGATTAATAATATATTTAAAGGGACTTTCAACTATAATGAAGAAGACTCAAATGGAGTTAATCCTAGTTTCTGGATTTACCAAATAGGTAAAGTAATGGAAAGGTTTGATTCAAGAGAATTTAGAATTTACAATAAAGCGGATTGGAAAATGCCTGAATCTTGGAAACGTTTAGAAAATGTAAAATTTTGTCCACTAGGTGACAATCCCAAACAAATGGAAAGTTTATACGAGATCATTACATGAAGAAAGAAAACTTTGCAATATTTCCTACATTAGTTTCTGCTTTTGATTTTAAAGGACACAGTCAAGAACAAACTTGTATAGACATCATAAACGGGTACGAGAATATGACTGACCATGCTTTGATTAAAGGTGGGAAGAGTAGTTTTGTAGTAGGTGACGAACAGTTTCTTTTTGATAAAAGGCTAGATAAATTAAGATGGGATATACAAGGTGCTATTGATAGTTACTGTGACGATGCAGGATTAGAACCTAGTCTGTTAAGCACTAGTTGGTTCAATGTTATGCAAGAAGGTGCAAACGTAGAAAAGCATAGACATGAAGGAAGTGTAGTAAGTGGTGCTTACTATCCTTATGTTGAAGATGAAAGTTGTCCTTTGATATTTGAAAGTCCATTACGCCAAGTTAGAATGTGTGATGTATTTGAAAAGCAAAATGAATTTAGTAGTTACTATGTAAGTATGAAACCAAAAAATGGTTTACTGCTTATATTCCCTAGTTGGTTAGAACATAAAACTGATCCAAATTCTAGTGGTAAAAGAATAACTGTAAGTTTCAATACCATAAGAAGAAATCTTGTTCCGCATATAATTGCACAACAAAAGCATTATGGTAACTTTCCTGTTGACAAACAGGCAAACTTATAGTATATTAGTAATATGAGGACTTTAAAACGTCGACCCTCTTTAAATACTCCGCCGTTAATGTTAATAGGAGAAACATATGAGTAAACATTATAGCACAAAACATTATGGACATAACATTGGGTTGAGTGCAGTCTTTAGACAACCAAATGCAGATCATTCACACTGCCATTTGCTACACGGATACAGTCTAGCATTTACATTTACTTTTGGTTGTGACAAATTAGATAACAAAAATTGGGCAGTAGACTTTGGTGGACTTAAACCTTTGAAGAAATGGTTGGAAGATAACTTCGATCATAAACTTTGTTTGGACAATGCAGATCCAATGGTTGACGAGTTCAAGAGATTAGAAGATTTAGATCTTGCAGAAATTAGATACTTTGATGGTGTTGGTGCAGAGAAATTTGCCGAACACGCCTTTAACTATGCAGATGGTCTTATTAGAGAAGCAACACAAAATAGATGCTATGTTGTAAAGGTTGAGTGTGCAGAACACGGAGCCAATTCAGCAATTTATTCAAAAGAGTAGGTCCTTACTAATGCAAAATTGGATCGTGTGTCTCAAGCATGGAGACAAATACAGTTCAGAATATGTAAACAAATTACATAATATGGTTCGTAGGAACTGTACACTTCCGTTTGAGTTTGCTTGTTACACAGAAAGGCCAGAAGGGTTAGATCCAGGTATTAAAGTATTTGCTTTACCAAATCTTGGAACTATATCAGGTTGGTGGTACAAGCCAATGTTCTTTGATCCTAACTTACCCACACAAGGTAGGATTTTATATTTTGATTTAGATGTAATTGTTTTCAACAACATTGATAACCTTTGGACTTACGAACCAGATACGTTTTGTATTATTAGAGACTTCAATAGACACATAAGAGATGATTGGCAAAGAATGAACTCTAGTGTATTTAGATTACAAACAGGTCAGCACAAATACGTATATGAAAACTTTATTAGACAACCAGAAACTAATTCAAAAAAAATGCACGGAGATCAAGATTGGATCTTTGCACACATAAAGAACGATTATAAATTTTGGCCAGATGAATGGATCCAAAGTTATAAATGGGAAATGCGAGGTAAACCTACTATGGCAAGAGTTGATGGAGTAAGAAACTTCAGTCATCCAGGCATTCCTGAAATTAAACCAAAAACCAGTGTAGCAGTATTCCATGGAGAACCACACCCACATAATTGTATTGATCCTTGGTGCAAGGAAAACTGGTATTGACATTTACAATTAAATCTGTTATAATTATATTATGAAAAAACGTATAGGCTTTGCCTGTAAATATATGCACCCAGACCAGACTCAGAAGAAAAAACTTCTTGAGGAAATACAACGTCCTTTGAATACACGTTGTACAACAGTCGCTTGGTTGAACAGACAAACCAAAGAAGTTGCAGAACAACGACTGTGGGATATTATGGTGCATAACATTCAATCATTTAAAAACTTGATTGAATATGTAGGAGGATTACCAAATGAATTACGAATGGTTAGGTTGGGAAGTGACGTCCTACCTGTTTATACTCAGTCTGATTGGTCTTACTTCTGGCGCAAGCCTGATGTACGAGAATATTGTGAGACCAACTTCGCTCACGTCGGCGCAAAGGCTCGTGAACTTGATGTTAGGTTGTCTATGCACCCTGGTCAGTTTACTGTACTTGCGTCAGATAATCCTGATATAGTAAATAGAAGTATAGAGGAGTTTGAATATCATGTTGACGTTGCAAGGTGGATGGGATACGGTAGACAATACCAAGACTTTAAAATCAATGTTCACATCTCAGGTAGGAAAGGTCCAGCCGGTATCATCGACGCATACCCAAGACTATCTCCGGAGGCGAGAAACACGATTACGATCGAAAACGACGAAATGTCGTGGGGCATCGAAGCCAGTATTGAACTGCGTTCACGACTCGCCCTCGTTCTTGACATACACCATCACTGGGTTAAAACGGGTGAATACATTAAACCGACCGACGATAGATTTTTACGCATAGTAGAAAGTTGGAGGGGTGTACGTCCTGTGATACATTATTCTGTATCACGAGAAGATCTACTTGTAGGCCATGATGTTGATACATTGCCCAACATGGAAGAACTACTAGAACAAGGCTTTAAGAAGGCTAAACTACGTGCTCACAGTGATTATATGTGGAATAATGCAGTAAATGACTGGGCAAGTACCTTTTGGGATCATGCAGACATTATGGTAGAAAGCAAGGCTAAAAATCTTGCGAGCCATACTTTGCTAGATACATTTACACGATAAATACAGTATGACCTATACCAATGATATGCGAGAGTATATTTCTCTCTTTGAATCTAAAAGAGAACAATCGTTAACACTTGAAAAATTGCCTTATGGTACGGATGAATTATCTCCTGTACTGTCTAAGGAAAATGTAGAATATCATTATAAGGTATTGTCAAAAGGTTATGTCGAAAGATACAACAACAAAGAAGGCGATCCTGATTTTAATTATGGAGGCGCAAAGTTGCACAATCTATGGTGGACACAATTACGAAAACCTAGTGGAGCAAATTTACCAGTAGGACCTATTAAAGAATTTATTAATAGCAAATTTAAAGATTATAATAATTTTAAAGACGAAGTGCTATTAGCAGGAATGAAATTACAAGGTTCAGGTTGGATTTATCTTTCAAAAAAAGGTGAAGTAAAGACTACACCGAATCAATCTTATAAAACAGATATAATGATGCCAATAGATATGTGGGAACATTCTTTTTCAGATTATACCAAAGAAGGTAAGGAATGTAAGAAGAAGTATATCCAAAACATAATGCGTATTATCAATTGGGACATCATAAATCAAAGATTAGCATAAATTAATATAGAATACGGAGAAGAAGAATGTTTAATTGGATAAACAAAATTTTTGGTTCTAAACCTAAAGCAGTTAAAAAAGAAAAGCCTTTAGTATTAGTGCCAAGAAAAGCAGATCTAAAAAAGATGACTAAAAAGGCTTTGGAAGATCTAGGTAGAAAACATAAGATAGAATTGGATAGAAGGTTAACAAAAGATAAACTTGTTAACACTTTATACAAGCATATCAAAAGTTTAAACAACTAGGAGAGATATAATGGTAGACGGAATTAAAAATTGGGTATCAAAACGTTTTAATGAAAGAACTTCATGGGACGGTGCGTTACTGATAGCGGTTGGAGTAATTGTTCTAATTGCAGGTCCATTTGCAAAACTGGCGGCTTACGCGGCTATTGGTTATGGTGCATGGACTATTTGGAAGTCTGAATAATTATAGAGTATCTATAGTTACAAGGGTGTCGATTGTAGAATCAAGTGTTTTACGTTTTTCGACACCCTTTTTTTGTGCAAATCTTTTCGGATCACAACTAGGACACACATGGTAATATGCGTTGTCTAGACGCTTAGGATCAACCTTACCTTTGTCTCGTTTGAATTCTTCTTTACAATCATCACATTGAAATACTACAACGGTCCTCATACGTTTATACGTATGGTGTTTACCGCCTTTGCTACGGCGCATATAATACTTCACTTCCTGTTCAGTTCTTAAAAACATACTATAACTATTTATATTACATTCGGTTTGTAAAATAATAGATAAATAACTTTATTAAGAGGACAAATTATGTCAACAATAGTTACTTTGACAGAATCAGCAAAGGAGCATATGGCTAGTATGCTACAAGAAAACAGTAAAAAAGCAGTTCGTCTAGCATTAAAAGGCGGTGGCTGTGCAGGATTCAAGTACGAATGGAGTCTTGAGGATACTATTGCTGGCGAAGATGAAGTAGTTGACTTTGATAAGGGTAAGTTTATTGTAGATCCTTCAAGTGTAATGTACTTGCTAGGTTCTGAAATAGATTATAAAAAAGAAGTGTTTGGTTCGTATTTTACAGTTTCGAATCCAGCCTCAACATCAAGTTGTGGATGCGGTGAGAGTATAGGATTTTAATAGATGACAAAACAAGTAATTAATATCGGTGTTGAAGGGAATGATGCTTCGGGTGATAGTATCAGAGATGCGTTTAAGAAAGCGAATGAAAACTTTACAGAACTATATGCAATTTTTGGTCAAGGCGGTGCTATTGGCTTTACTGCATTATCAGACACTCCAAGCACACTAGGACAAAATAAAGTTCCTGTTACAGATGCCGCAGGCTCGGCCATCTTAATGAAAGATATTGTTGGTGGAGCAGGTATTGTTGTTGATAATACAAGCACAACACAACTTACAATTACAAACACTGGATCAAGTGTAGTACAAGATTTATCACCAACACTTGGTGGACATATGAACGCACAAGGTTTATATGGTATTGCCAAGATTGCTCCAGTATCAGACGCAACTGCTACTGCAATAGGTAACACGCATTCAACTGCAATTACAATTGATGATTTAGTTATTGATAAAAAATTTGCTGACACAGAATATTTTGTAAAAGATGAACCTGTAAGAATTAGAACAGAACCAGCAGACGGAACAGGATACACACTTACCATTGGTAGTTTCATAAATGGTAATCTAATTACTGTATCACATGGTTTTGATAATAGTGTAAACGGAACTTCATTTAGATATAATTCAACAGGCACTGACGCAACTAATTTAACATCAGGATTTACTTACTACGTAAGATTCATAAACAATACAACTTTAAGTATTCACAGTACTGAAGCAGGTGCAAAAAATAATACTGCTAAAGTTAATGCACATGATGGTGTAAGTGGTATTCCAGCAGGAACACATACAATTACTGACACTGAATATGATACTGCATTAACAGGACAATTTTTAGACAGCGAAGCACTACCTAGAAAATTTGTTACACGTAGAGATGGTGACACAATGACTGGTGCACTTAACTTGCATGATCATCCAGGTGATTTAGCAGGAAAAGGTACACCGAATGGTGCTGATGATAAACAGGCGGCTACTAAATTTTATGTTGATAATTCAACGTTTACTTCTAATGTAGATTTATTTGTATCAGGACAAGGTGACGATACACAGGCATTGACACCAGCAGGTAAAGAAGGTAGAAGTATTAACTATGCATTCAAGAGTATTAACAAGGCGGCGGAGAAAGCACAAGAGATTATGTTTGCATCTCCAAAAGAGCCAGGTGCATACACACAAACAATTACATTTAACAATGGCGCAAACAAATCAACAGTACAGTCAGGTACTATTATTACTGTAAACTCGTTGGCGGCTCCGGCAGTTGCATTATTAACTCCAAATAAAAATTTTGTACAAAAAGAAACAATTGGTTTCTTAAATGCTACGTATCCTGAATTAGTATATAATCAAACAAGATGTAAAACAGACTTGGGATTAATTATTGACGGTATGTTGTTAGACATACAAAATGATCAAAATGCTAACTTCCATGCTATACAATCTGGTGTAAGATATTTTAGTACGGTATCAGGACAGATAGCAAGAACAACACAAAGAACACAAACACTGGCGGCACTTAATCATGCTGAGAGTGTTATTAAAACACATATCCTTACAAACACAGCCGTAAATGCGGCATCAACATATCAAAATAGATTTGGTGTTAGACAAGCGAACCATAGTGCAAATACATTAGAAATAAATGCAGGTCAAAACAGTTATGTTCACACTTATGTAAGTGGCGGTACAGTTGAATTTAATTCTGTAACACACAATATTACAACTGCGGTATATGATAATGTAGGTGGTACTGTAAAAATTACTACTGCAACTCCACATGGTGCATCACCAGGTGACATTGTAAGAGTACAAAACATTTTATGGAACTGTTCTTTAGGAACTAAAACTTATCCAGAAGTTGTTACACAAACAACAGACAATACGCAAACTGTTGATCCAAGTGTTATTACTGCATTTGGTAATAAGTTTACAGTCATTGAAAATATTATTACAAACGGCTACACTTCAATACCTACACTAGTTGAGGGAAGTACTTATAGATTAACATTTAGTTCAGGAGCAACGGCAGTTGACCAAGGTAAGGTTAACAACGTTGACATATTACCTGGTAAGATGGTTAGAGGTAAAACGTCTGGAGCATTAGGTAGAATTGTAAAATACACAAGACAATTTACAAGTGGTAACGATGCAGTTGAAGTAGTATTAGAAGAACCAATTACTTTTAGTAACGGTGAGGAACTAGAGTACGGTAACTTTACAAAACAAACACAAATTACTATTCATGTAGAAACAGGGCAATACTACGAAGATTATCCGATTAAACTTCCTGCTAACTGTTCTATTAAAGGTTCAGACTTTAGACGTACAATTATTAGACCAGCAAAAAGAGTTTCACTGTCTCCTTGGAGAACAAGTTACTTCTACAGAGATTACGAATTTGACGGCAATGAGTTAATACCTACAAATAATCCAAATGCAATTTCTTTCTTAAAAGCAAACAAAGAATACATTAAAGATGAAGCGGTTGCTTATGTTGATCAACAAGTGGCAACTAATGCAGGTATATGGAACGGCTTTAGTTACAGTAAACCTAATTATGAAAGAGACGTTGGTAGACTTATTGACGCACTACAATTAGATACGAAATATGGCGGTAATGCATCAGTAACAAAAAGATCAACTGCATATTGGGTTGGTACAACTAGTACACTAGCAGGTCCACCAAACGAACAACAACAGTTTTCTGCAATGATCGATTATGTTAAGATTTTAATCAGAGATTATATTTTAACAAATACAGCATTTACAAGTTTACAAAGTGTTACAACACAAAGTATAGATTCAACTACTGCTGAGGCAGGTACCGCAACTTCTATCGCGGCATTAATGACAAATCATAGTACAGTTATTCTAAATGGTTTATCACAATTAGATCCATTAAACGATCCACGTTATGGTTATCATTATCTAACAGATCCAACAAATCCTTCAAGTACTGCTAAGAACAACACTGAGATGGATGTGTTCTTAATGAATGATGCCAACAGAATTATGAACGTGTCAATTCAAGGACACGGAGGTTTTGCACAGGTACTTGATTCAGAAGGACAAATTTTAATTAAATCACCTTACGTACAGGTTGCATCATCGTTCAGTGCAAGTGCTAATAAAAAAGCATTTAGAGGTGGAATGTATATTGATGCCTTTGTTGCAAATTTACCAGCAACGGTTGTAAGTAAGACAGATGCATTTACACTCAACGTTTCAAGTTCTACAGGCACAGGATTATTTAGACGTAAACCAGAAACTCCTGCACCATTCTATATTGATGGTATTAGATATCAAATTGATGCAGTTATAAATTATAATGGTCCGGCTGGTACGGCAACATTGTTACTTAACCCTAGTTCAAATAGTGGTAATGGATTTGTATTACCTGACAACACTGACATTGTCATACAAACTGCTGGTAACAGAAGTATGTTGGCAAATGACTATACACAGGTTAACGATTTAGGTTATGGTATCGTTGTTAACAATGGTGCATTATCAGAACAAGTATCTACGTTCACATATTACAACCACGTTGCTTATTATGTTAACAATGGTTCAAGTATTAGATCATTAAACGGATCAAACAGTAATGGTGACTTTGGACTTGTATCAGCAGGTTCAGATCCAAACGAATTAGTTGACGAGATTACACTTGTTAAAAACATGGTTCAAACTGCAAGAGTTTTTGACAACGGAAGTACTTTTGTTAACACAGTAAACAAAAATAAAGTTTACATATACGATTACACAGACTTACCTCTTAACGTTTCTGAACTTGAAGTTGACCATGGTGGTTCAGTAGGTATTATTAGATACGAAATTAATAGTATTCAAAGCACAACTGCTCCTGCTCAATCAGCCACAAATGCAAGTAAGAGCGGAACAGTTATACAATTAAACATCGGCGGTACTGATGGATTACAACAGGCGTTGGCAAATGGTGATAAGGTAACTATTAGAGCATTACAAAATTTTGAATTTGCTAACTTAATTGATGACGTACCAACAAGACCTTCAACTGCAATTATATTTGATGAAAACGAAGACTTTACATACAGAAGTATTGCATTTGGTAAAACAGATAGTTTAGGTGGATCAGTTCCGGCAGGAAATAGTGTTATTACATTTGATGCAAGTTATGATTATGTAAGAGTAATTGTTGCAAACACAGAAGCGGCACTCAACACTTATGCAGGTGCTGGTGGTACTACAATGGGTGCAACGGCAGGTGATGATGTAATTGCTATTGCAAGACTTAACGAACAAAAAGATATTGACAGACTTAACAACGGTGATATGTTATTTGCACACGCAGGTAAACTACACAAAATTAACAACTACATTGATAGAGGTTCTTATGCAACCATTAGTATCACAGATATTGCTGACGGTGATGTAAGTGGAACGGGACAGACAGGACTAGCGACATCAGTAGTTCAAACAAATGCAATTACACTTAGAGTAGGATTGGCGGCAAGTGAAAATGCTACATTAACAGTAAGTATTTCAACTTGTAGAGCAACAGGACATGACTTTAATCAAATTGGTACAGGTGGATTTAATACATCTAACTATCCAAGTGTAATTTACGGTGACCCACAAAGTCCTATACAAGCAAATGAAATTGATGAACGTGGCAAAGGTAGAGTATTCTATGTAAGTACAGACCAAAATGGATTCTTTAGAGTAGGTAGGTTCTTTACAGTTGACCAAGGTACAGGACAAGTTACGTTCGCGGCAAGTATTGCCTTAAGTAACTTAGATGGTATTGGATTTAAACGTGGTGTCGTTGTAACAGAATTTAGTTCAGACAGTTCAATGAGTGACGAAGCGTCTGACTCAGTACCAACTGAAGAAGCAGTAGTTGGATACGTAAATGCAAGATTAGGCTTTGATAAAAATGGAGCGGCAGTAACACCGTTGATAGGTCCAGGTGCACTAGCACTAGACGGAACTACTTCACCAACTGCAACAATTAGTTTTGGTTCTCAAAGACTATCTAATCTAAGTGATCCGTCAGTGGCAAGTGATGCCGCAAACAAATCTTATGTAGATGCTAGAACACCATTTGGCAATTCATTAATGTATGGAACTGGTACTAACGGTGCTAGAGTAACTAATGATATTATTGTATGGACAGGGTCGGCATGGGATACTGCTACGCCAACAGGCACAGTAGGATTTACTTATGATGCCGCAACAAAATCAGTTGCAATGGATATTACAGACGGTAGCATTGAAAACGCAGATGTAAATGCTAACGCACAAATATCACAAAGTAAACTTGCTATGCAGGCCGCTGGTACTAGAGCAAATGCAACAGGTATTGCACAAAGTAATTTAGGACTTGCAAGTTTTGATTCAGCAACATTTACTTCAACAAGCGGTTGGATTGAAATTGATGCAGGTGGATTAAAATTAGATAGAATTAAAAATATTGCTGATAACCATATACTTGGAAGAAATGATGGCGATAGTTCCGCATTAGGACCTATTACTGCTATTCCTTTCTCAACTATTGTTAATACAGGTGGTGACTTTACTACAACTGGACAAGCAAGTAAAATTGTTAAAACACATACAGATGGATCCATTGATGGACAAATTATTAGAGTAGATGGATTCCCAACTATTGATACATCAAGTTCAACTGTAAACTTTAAAACTCCAGGCACTGGAACATTTATGAGTGCTATTGGATCGACTGATGCTACAACAACTGTATCATTCCCAGGAAGTATAGATTTAGGAGCAGTAGGGGTAACAGAAAGTTACTTCCAAGCAAACTCTACTTACCTTAATACAAGCAGACTTGCTACTCCTTGGGTACTAACAAACTTCCTTGAAGCACAAAGTGAAAAAGATCAACAAGGTACAGGTATTGGTTTAGGTGCTGGTACAGGTTACAGTAACGCAGATGAAGTAGCACTTGTATCAGGTGGTACAACGGTTGCTAAAGCAGTTACAACAGGATTTAATCCAGGTGGACATCAAACACAAACACTAGGTACAAGTGGTACTGGTGAATGGTTAAGTGTTCATGCAGTTACATTTAGTGGACAAGCAAGTACGGCTCTTTATGCTGACTTGGCAGAGAACTATAAAGCAGATTCAAAATATGAGCCAGGTACAGTTTTAATATTTGGTGGTGACGAAGAAGTTACAACAACACAACTTAAAGATGATACAAGAGTAGCAGGGGTTGTTTCAGAAAAACCAGGTTACTTAATGAACGACGGACTTAAAGGTGACAATGTAATTGCACTTGCACTTCAAGGTAGAGTTCCAGTTAAGGTAGTAGGAATTGTTAAAAAAGGTGACTTACTTGTATCAGCATCAACAAGAGGATTTGCTATATCAAACAATAGAGCAGGCGTTGGTACAGTAATTGGAAAAGCAATTAGTTCAAAAGACGATGCGGGTGCAGGCACAGTTGAAGTAGTAGTGGGTAGAGTATAATGGCGCAAAAAAATATTAACATAGGTTCAAGTGCTAACAAGGGAGACGGTGATCCAATTAGAACCGCCTTTAGTAAGACCCAGGATAACTTTTCAGATTTATATACAAGATTAGTAGTAGTTGAAGGACAAGTTGGTATTGCTAATCCAGGTGGTAATACAATACAACAAAGTATCATTGGAGATGTAATTGGTCAAGACTCTACTTTAATTGTAGATTCAGCAACAAGTAATGTTACTGCAAATGTTATAACTGCAACTGCTATTACTGGTGATATTACTGGTTCAGTTTTTGCAGATGATTCAAGTTTATTAGTTGATGCAGTCAACAGTACAATACCAGGTTATGTAAAATTAACAACATTAAAATCAACAGTGGCGGCAAGTGTTGACTTTGCTGATTTTAAAACAAGGATAGCGGCACTATAAATATGTTAGTAGGAAAATACAATGGCAAATAGAATACCTTTAGTAGTAGATACAGCAGACGGAAATAAAATAAAAGAATTACCTATAGGTGATAATTTAAATTTAACCGGTTCTGGTATTACAGGTGCTGGTAGTATTTCAGCAACAAGTTTAACTCTTAACGGTGTTGTTTATAATCCATTCAGTGGTGCTTATGCAGACCTTACAGGCAAACCAACCATTCCTACAACAACTGATGATATTACAGAAGGAAGTAAAAAATATTACACTGATGAAAGAGTAGACGATAGAATTGCTAATCTTTTCCAAGCAGGATCAGGCATTACTTTACAATATAATGATGCAAGTAATTTAATGACTATTTCCGCAACAGGCGGAGGCGGTGGTGGTGGATCTAGCACACTTGCAGGATTAACAGATACAACTATCGTTGCACCAATTACTGATCAATTTTTAAAATGGAACGGTAGTGCTTTTATAAATTCAGGAATTGCTTATTCTAATGTTTCAGGAACACCAAATTTAGATACAGTGGCTACTTCAGGTAGTTACTTAGACTTATCAAACAAACCAAGTATTCCAAACGACATTGGTGATTTAACAGATGTGAACACTACATCTACTCCACCAACTTCAGGACAAGTTTTAAAATGGAGTGGAACACAATGGGCACCTGCAGATGATATTACATCAGGTGGTGGCGGACTTAATGCAGATACACTTGATGGCTTTGATAGTACCTACTACTTAAACTTTACAAATTTAACTAACAAGCCAACGTATGGTCAAAACAATTTAAACGATACTACCATTGGTGGCAATCTTGCTACTGGACATTTATTACAGTATAATGGAACTGCATGGACAAATGTAAACTTCCAACCTAACTTTAGTATTTTACAAAACACACCAACAACACTTTCAGGTTATGGAATTACAGATTCACCAACTAACTTAACAGACTTAGGTGGCATTGCTTCACCAAGTGGTGCAAATAAATTATTAGTATCAACTGGTACTCCAAACAGTTATGCTTGGCAAACATCAATAAGTGGATTAACATTAACTTCTGCAGGTAGCATTGGATTTAGTGCAGGAGTTTCTATAAACGAATTTAGTTCTGATACTACTATGAGTGGAGCAAGTAGTTCTGCAGTTCCTACTGAAAGTGCTGTAAAAACTTATGTTGATAATTCAATAGCAGGTATAAGTGTAGATGGTTTAGAATCAAGAAGCACAATTACAACAACGACAAATAGTATTGCAACAGGCGTAACAGAAAATAAAAACTTAACAGGATTCAAAGCATATGGTTTGATGAGTATCACAGTAAACAATGCGGCATGGGTAAGAGTATATACCAATAGTGCTAAACGTACTGCTGATGCATCAAGAAATGAAGGCACTGATCCAGGAACTGACAGTGGAGTAATTGCAGAAGTAATTACAACTGCTTCTGGCACAGTAGACTTTACTCCTGCTATCATTGGTTACAACAATGACGCAACTGTAGGCACTGACTTTTATGTTGCAATCACAAACAAAAGTGCCGGTACGGCTACAATAGAAGCATCATTTAAAATATTGAAACTGGAGAGTTAAATGGACTTTTCCAAATATGTAAAACTTCAGGTTTACATGGTTACATTAAAAGACCATACTGACTTAGATGCGTTTTACAATGACATGGAAACACCAGGCGGAGATCTGCACATACCTGATAGACAGGTAGGTGTTAACAATCGTAGAGATATAAGTCGTACAACAGAATATCATTTAACAGAACAAGAAGCAGAACTTTTAAAGAACGATAATAGAGTTGCTTTCGTAGAACTTAATCCTAAAGACAGAGGAGTAAATGTTTTAGAAAGTCATATCTCACAAACTGCAAACTTTCATAAATCACAAGGTGAATCATACACAAACAATACGTGGAAGAATTGGGGACTATGGAGAGTTTGGGACGGTAATCCAGCCAGTAATGCATACCGTGGTAATAACACACAAACAATTAAATTAGGACTTACAGGAAAAAATGTTGATGCAGTAATCTGTGATGGTAATGGTGGTGCAGTAATGGACGATCATCCTGAATTCCAAAAGAATGCAGATGGCTCAGGCGGAACAAGATTTTACGATTACAATTGGTATCAATGGAATCCGCAGGTAACAGGCGGAAGTGCAAGTA